GTCGCGCCCGCCGACCTTGGCGGCGTTCGCCCGATCGACGGCGAGCATGGTTTCCCGGTCGAGGAAGGTATGCTGCGCCTCGCCGAGCGCCTTGTCCCACGGCTTGCCGGTCTTGGGGTCGATGAAACCGAACACCCGCGCATGCCAGATATCGTTCGTCCCGGTCGAGCCCTTCTCGGCGGTGGGGTCCATGTGCTGCCGGTAAATGCCGGTTTTCTTTCCCTCGCGCATGTTCGGGATGGTTTCGCCAGGGGCGAGAGCCTCGTCGCTGCCGGGGGTGGCGTTGCGGCGCAGGAACTCTTCCTGGGCGGTGCGCGCCTCGTTGAATGTGCTCGCCTGCTGCCCGGTGCGGACCTTGGTCGCGGGGTTCTCCGGATCACGCACGAAGGCGTTCCGCGCCTGCTGCGAGAACCCGAAATTTGTGGTCGGGTCGGCCTGGGCGGAGAATACCGCGAACTCCTCCGCCAATTGGCGCATCTTGATCGGATCGCCGCCAGACACCTCGCGAATGTAGCCATGGACGCGGTCATACCAGTCCGACCCTTGCGCGCCCCGCGCCACGGCGGCGTCGAAGTCCGCGCGCATCTTGGCAATGTCCTCGGGGGTGCGGACCCAGTTGGGCGCACCGACAAGGGTCCCGTCCGATCGCGGGATCAGGTGCGCGTCAGGGTTGGCGCGGACCTCGGCCAGGGCGGTCTGGGGGTCCATTTCGCGTATCTTGGGGAGGGAATTCATGCCCCGCTCGCCCTTGGGCGAGACGCGGTTGAGGGCCGACACGCCAGGGTCGAGCAGACCCGCCCGGCCTTCGATCCACGCTTGGTATTCCGCGGGGGACATGCCCTGGAGGGCGCCCTCGCGCGCACTGGCGCCCCTGACGGGGTCGAACAGGTTGTCGCCTTGGGTCAGGAGCCCCTCGGACAGGGACGCAGGCGGGGCGGCAGGGGCCGCGGCCCGGGCGGCGGAGGGTGCAGGCGGGATAGTCAGCGGATCGGCCTTCGACCCGGTCCCATAGAGGGAGCTCACAGCCTTAAAGGGTTCCTCGGCAGCCGCGCCCTCCTCGACGCCCTTGCCGGCGAGGGCCGCCCGGCGAGCCCTGGTGCCCCGGGCGGCGCCCGCACCGAGGATCACGCCAGGTCCCTCGGCGGCGACGGAGGCGCCGCCCTGGCTGAAGGCGGTCGGGAACATGCTGGGAGCCCCCGGCATGGCCAGGGATGTGTCCTGCCAGCCCTTAGGGTCCTTGGAGACGGGCAGAACCGTGCCGCGCTGCGGCAGGTCCTTGGGGTCCTTCAGGCTGCCGTCAGGAAGGCGGAATTTGGGTCCGTCGTCCCACTCCTCGACCTGCGCCCCGTCAGGAATGACAAGGTTGGGGAAGCGCATGCCTTGGGCGATCGGCGTCTGCACGTCAGCCGTGAGCAGGCCGCCCAGCGCCCCGGCGCCGGTCTTGATGTCACCCCACGCCTGTTGGGCGGCCGGCCCCCAGCCGGGCGAGGCTGGCGGTGCGGAGGTGGTGGGGGTGGGCGCCTGGGAAACGGAGGCCGCGGGCGGGGTTTGGGTAGTGGACGTGCCGACAGGGTTGTCGGCGTAGCGAAAGGGGACCGGCTGCTCGGCGCGGAGCTTGGCCAGCAGGTCGTCCTCTTCCGGATGAAGCCAACTCATCGCTGGCCTCCACCATTGCCGCCCGAACCCTCGCCGCCCGACCAGTATCCGTTAGGATTATCGAACAATTTCTTGGCCTGGGCGATCTGGGCGGCGTCGCTGTCCAGCAGGCCGGGAAGCTGCTGTTGCTGCTGCGGTGGCTGCCAGTTGGGGTCCTGCGGTTGCTGGGATGCCTTGTAGGCCGCGAAATTGTTCGGAGAGAGCGTGTTGTAGGCTCCGGCGACCGGCGGCGCCGGGCCGCCATAGGGCGTGCCAGGCGCCACAGTGGCGATCGGCGCGTCGCGGGAGGACCCGGCGTAGCCGGTCCCGGGTCCGGTCCCAGGAGTATGGCCTTCGCCAGTGAAAGACTGCGGGATGTCATAAGGCGAGGGTCCCGACCCGGTCAGGCCGGACAGCAGCCCGGGCGCCTGCGCCGCGTATTGCGGCGCATATTGCTGGAGGATTGCCATCAGTCGCGGGTCGAGGGACGGGGCGGTTGTTCCACTCATGACGGCATCCCCATCGGTGGCAGCCCGGCCCCGCCTCGCGCGGGGGGTGCGTCGCCTGGCGCGGGCGGAGCGGCTCCATTGGGCTTGGCTGGGCCGCCCGCGCCAGGCAGAGCCATCGGACCCGTCCGCATGGCGTCGCGCATCAGGCCAGTCGCGACCTGCGTGTGGGCGCGCTGCTGGGCGATGCCTTGGGCGGAGGCCATATCGGCGTTCTTCATCGCCGCCTGGATGGTCCCGTCCTGCGCCGCCTTCTGGGTCTGGGCGGCCTGCTGGATGGATTGCAGACGCTCCGCATGCTGCTGCTTCAAGAGGTCGCGGTCCTTGTCGATCGCCGCCTGCAAGGCCGCCAGGTCCACCTGGGTCCCGTATTTGGCCTGTATTTCGGCCGCGCGGAGGAAGATATCCGCGTCCAGCTGATCGCGGCGGAAATCATCGTCCGATTTAGCCTTAACGCTGTCGAACTGAAGCTGAGAGGTATCGGTCTGAAGCTTGGCCTGGGTTTTTTGCTTTTCCACGTCGGCCAGCATCTGATTGGGATCGGGCGGTTTGTTCTGCTTCATCTGCTGGGCGAGCATGCCCTCTTGTTCCGGGGTCACAACCTTGAAGAACCGATCGACGTTTTTGAAGCCGGCGATGCGGAGCATCTCGGCGTAGGTTTCGCGCAGCTGACCGATGCTGACGAGCGCATTGTCCGGCCCGAGCATCTGCAAGGTCTGCTCTTGCTTTTGTCCGATCATTCCGAGGAACGCCATGCGCGTCTCGTCGGTCCCGCGACCGAGGCCGACGTTCACCGATACATCCATCTCCGAGTCCCAGAACCGCGGATCGACACTGACCCACTGGTTGCGGAGCCTGACGACCCGGGCTTTATCTTGGTGTCGGATCACGTAGCGGAGCAGACCCCTGAAGACATCTTTTATCCCGAGTTCGGCGAAGGTTCGCGCGATGAGCTCGACGCGGTCCTGCTGGGCTTCGACCGATGCGGAAACGGCTGTTTTGGTGGTGGACTGAAGGACGTTTGCGTCCAGCCCCTGGCTTTGACGGGAAATGCCGGTCCTTTGGGCACGCATCTCGTCAAGATATTGCAGAACCATGAGCGCCTGCTGGCCGATGAACGGCTCGGCCAGAGGCTGCACCATGCCTGGTGCCTGCATTCGGATGATGGCGCCAACTTCATTGTTGAGAACATCGTCCATCGTAACGGCATTTTCGACCACCGCGGTGCGGGGAAATATCGCCTGCGCCATGCTATCGAGGATCGAGCGTAGGACTGAGGTTTTGATATCCTGCAAGTCAATCGTCTGGTCCGCGATCGAGTAGCCGATCGCGGCGTGTGGCAGCCGCACGGCGTTGAGCAGGGCGAAAGGCGCCTCGGCGTCGATCTCGTCGGCGACGATCTCGGGGTCGTTCTCGCCGACCGTGCAGATGCGGTGCAATTCCGCGATCCCGTCGCCGTCAGCGTCGAGGCGGACCCACTGCTCGGTGTGAGGGACCCGCCAGGTGGAGATGTCCGGCCCGCCGTCAGGGTCACCCTCGCGCAGCCCGGGGTTGCGCTGCTGGGCTTCGCTCTGGCGGAAGGTATTGCGCGCCTCCGCATCGGGCGACGCATGCTCTTCGACCGTCTCGCGGTCATAGCCGCGCTCCAGCAGGTCCGAGACGGTCGGCGTGGTCCGGTGCGCCACGTAGCGCGCCGTGGTCACGTCCCGCGCCTCGCGGGCGATCAGGAATTCTTCTGGAGGCACGGCCTGGACGCGGAGGATGCGCCTGGTGCGCGTCCGGCGGACCCGGCAGTCGATGATCGGCATCGGTGCGCCGGGCGCGAACAGGCCGGGTGGAGGGGGCTGTGGTGGGGCGCCTGGCAGAGCGCCGGGTACCGGAGGCTGGCCTGGAGCCCCGCCCGGCCCACTGGGAGCAGAGGGTGGGGGAGGCACTCCAGGGGCGCCTGGCGGAGCTTGGGGCGGAGGTGGTGGCTCCATGCCCGGCTCCGCGCCAGGGCCGTCTGGCGGCGGCTCCTGGCCCTCCGGTGGGGGCATTCCCCCTGCGCCTGTCGGTCCCTGAGCACCCGGCCCTGGTTGTCCCATCGAGCCACCCATCACGGGTGAATTGATACCAGCGGGAAGAGCGGGAGGCGCAGGGGGCTCGCCGCCGGGGGGTGGAGCAGGGCCGGCCCCCGGCAGACCGGGAGCAGCCGGAGGGGCGAGGGTAGCGGTGTCGTCCTCCTGCGTTGACTGCTCCAAAACCTCGA